CCTTGTCCCCAAGTAGATTTATTTTGTGCAATCATTAGAATTTTTTGAGGATCAATATCTTTATTAAACCATTCAAAGTCAACCCAATAAACAGGTTCTTGTGCAGCTTCACTGTAAATTGCATTAGTTTTTTGAATAAAATCTTCTAGTTTAGATTCAGGAATAGAAATACCAAATGCAGAACTGTGACCTTGTGCATACTCTACATCGCCAGTATCTTCACAGAGCTGCCGCATATCTTCTATCTCTGACATAGAATAATTTCTGGCACTTCCTCTATAATAATATTCTTTATCATCTTTCCCTTTTGACTTTGTGAGGACGAGACATGGGTGCTGATATTTCGCTTGAATCTTATTGGCGACAAGTCCGGCGAGATTCTTTTCCACTTCTCCGGGTTCGCAGCAACAGATAATAATACCATTTTCTGTCAATCTGTCAGATCGAATTCGTTGCTCGAGCAAAGCCATTGCAGCATCTTGGAGCTTTGTTTGTCGAGCTTTGACGTTAGCTGCAATTCTAACTGCTTCTTCAACTCTTGGTACCAATTCTCCTTTGTGACCACGTTTACCACTCTCAATCTTATCAAAAGCATAAAACTTTAACATTGATTTAAAAACTAAATCTTTTTCTTCCATTGTGCCAGAACGTACAATAGCATTAATAAATGGTGTTACATAAAATGCCATTGACATATAATTAATTCCGCCCATTTTATCAATACTAAATTTATTTTTTTCACACATATAATAAAAAAATGGATTATGAATATTGCCTAAACCCATATCAATAATAGCTTTGGTTTCTACACTACGATAATCCATCATATCAGAAAGATTGCCAAGAGCTACTAAATCAATATATTCTAATGCACCTGGCCATTCTTTTGGCGTAAAATCTAAACCCATTATAATATCATATGCTTTACAAATTTGCCAAGTAACTCCTGCACCAGACAAATCTTTATTAGGATAATCACAAATTTGATTGTTAATAATAACTACATTATCATTATGAATTCAATTACTAGATTCATGATGATCCATACAAAGAACTTTTTTTCCAGAATCTACTAATTGTTGCATTTCATTAATATCATTTGTACCTGCATCTGGAATAATAACTAGTTTAACATCATCTTCGATTTTATTAATAGTATCTGCTAAACCATGTTGTTTACCATCGTGTAAAATATAAGTTAATTTTTCTTTACATTGATCATTAGTATTATTTATAGCCCAATGATATAATTCATACATATAATTAAGAATAATTGCAGCACTAGTAAAACCATCAGCATCTGCATCTACTATAACACAAATTTTATGTTTTTCTTGAACCGCAAATCGAAGAAATTCTACAGCTTTTTCTACTTCTTCTTTTCCAAAAGCAAAAGGAGAATTTACATCTCCTCAAAAAGAAGCATTAATCCATTTATCTTGATCTTCTTTTGTTTTTATCCCACGATTATATAATATTTGCCGCATTGTTCCTTGAGTAGGTTCATTAAATAATTTATATATCAATGTCATCCTCCCTTGGCTTAAAAATTTTACAAAAACATCCTCTAAATGCATTTATTTTTATATAAGTCTTTTTAATAGGACAATAATATTTTATAATTTTATATCTATCCATCGCGGCAACACCATCAAAAATCCACTCAATTGATTCTTCTTTTTTTAAATACTCACAATACTTACATCTTGGGTGCTTTTTTCTATACTCTATCATTTTACTCTTTTCTCAAATCAGTTGCTTTAAACCACCTACAAAAACATCCTTGCCATAATCAGAATAAAAAATCCCAGCTTGCTAAAGGTTTATCTTTAAGAATGCATTTATCGTATCCTTGACAATTACCTGCTGGTGGGGTAATATATTTATAAAATTTACAATATCTGCATCTAGGATGCTTTTCTCTATATTTTAACACATAACTCTGTTCCTCCATAGATATAAGAAAGCCTCCTTTCCGCAATCTAATGGTGAGTTTTTATATCCTAATAAGTTCCATTTATCAAATAAAACACTAATGGTAATTCTATTTTTATATTTATTATAAATGTTGTCAATTTTTTTAACAACATCATCATATTCTTTACCACGCATTTCTTGAAAGTCTTTATCAAATCCTAATACAATTTCTTTAACTCCTGCATCCAAGAGAAGTTGAAATTGATATTGAGATATTGAACTGCCGCACACAGCTACACATATATTTGATTTTGTTCCAAAGTATGACATATATTGTAAAACTGATTTTTCACCTTCAACTATAATTGCTAATTGAGCTTGTTTAATCTGCGGTCGTGCTTGATTAAAACCATAAAGATTAAATGCGAGAGGATGATTGCAAAGTTTACCCTGTATTCGTGCGGGTCTATATTTACCATATACTTCTTGCTCTTGGACTAATGTACGCTGTCTAATTCCAACTAATCTACTATCTTCATCATAATGAGGAATTAGAATATTTCCATTTACAGGATCATATTTAATTCCCATATACTTACATACTTCATAGGATATACCTTCTTTAGTCCAATCTAATATTTCTGGCTGTGGATAATGATCTAACATATCCATAGGAAATTCTGGTAATATAACTTTATCTTTTTTATATCCATCTAATTGTGCCAATTTAGTAACTTGTGCAATATATTTAGATGTGTCTAAATCAAAATCTTCATCTACTTCATCAATTTTAGATTGAAGATTAAAAAAATTTACTATATAAAATACTGCGGCATTTAAATCTTTAATATCTTCTACTTTTTGAACTAATTCAAATATATCAAAACTACCACAACTATCACTATAACATTTAAATAATTGAGTGTTTTCATAATAATAAAGTTTATGGCTATCGCCGCTATGACAAATTGTCCTTGCGATAATATAAGTATTAAACATTTGAGGTTCCGCATCAAAAAAATCTAATAAATTATATACATCTTCTAATTCAATTTGTTCTTTAACAATCTCTTTATCGTAAGACAATGCGGCACCTCCTTAAACTCTCATATGAATTCTTGTATCTGTAATAGGAATTAATTCATAATTATAATCTGTACAAAATGCTCCATCAAATCGACATGTGGATTTATCTGCATACATCCAAAGATAACATTTATTATATGATCCTCTACGATTTTTATAGATAGACATTTTTACATTCGGCATCCCCATACCATTATTACCAACTACACTTTGTAATTTTTCTTTATCTTCTTCTGTTACATCTAATAATAACATACCTGTGTCAATTTTATCTGCAATACTTTTTGCACCACGGAGAAGATTTTGATCTGGAATATCTGCGGATTTCCAATCTTGATTTAACTGTGTACTACTTAAAATAAATACATTATATTCTGTTGCAATTTCTTTTAATTTTACACTTAATAAGAAAAGAATATTATCTTCTCGAAGTCTCACTCCACCAGATCTTTTAGTAATTTCTTCAAGAATTTTCATTGAAGTATGAATATAATCAATAAAAAAGTATTGAGTAGAATAAATTCTAATACTTCTTTTAATTGCATTTTCAATATCTTTTAGACTAAAATCTGGTATGACTTCAATATATAATGGAGATTCTTTAATAATTTCTATTGCAACTTTTATTCTTTCTCTTTCTTCAAAACTAAGAGTATTATTAAGAATATTTTCCTCATTAATATTTGCAAGAAAAGCAACCATCATTGTTTGCAGTTCATCGAGCTCGAGCTCTGTACTTAGGAAGAATGAAGGAAATGCAAGTCCATTATCTACCCATTCTCCATCTCTCCAAATCTTATTACATCCACAATTACAAAAGTCCGCAACCATCGTCCTTGTTTTACCTACACCAGTTGCGGCTGACCGCAGATAAAATTTTCCAAGTCGCATACCTCGTGTAATTGTATTAATCATATTACCATACATCGGTTGTCCAACATCTGGATCTTTTCCAAGAGAATCAAATAATTCATCAATACCTGCGGAAGCTGATATACTTTCATCTGTAGTATGATCTACATATTCAGCCCTAACTTTAAGCATTAGATTATCTACGGCGTCCGCGATCTGAGTCAAAGATAAACTATCAAAATATTTATTCTGTTGTTCTCTCTTGGATATATCTAACTCATCTGGATCGTATAACCAAGATACATCTAACCCTACATCCCAGTATGTTTGCATTAATGTAAGTTTTTTAATTCGATTATAATAATAATCAAAATTTTGAAAGTCTGCATTTGCCATACATGATTTAACAAATCTTGGGCCGTCTCCAGCTTTATACTCTGCATAACTTTGCGGTTTATCACTTAAATAATCTTCTAGAGTTTGTGGAGTGATATATTCTGTTCCAAGCATTGCAAGATTACTCAATGCAGAAAATAATGTTCTGTGAAATCCTTTTGGAAAATCATCATCAAATAGTTCATATCTTGAATCATTTAATATATCAAGATTATTAATAATACATCCAAGTACCTGAACTGTAGCAGGAGTATCTATATATTTAAGTTCACTCAAATGTTATACCTCCTATCTAAGTTCATAGAACTTAATGTGTCGTGGTTTTCTAATTGGAGTTGCTTTTGCTGTTATTTCTGTAGGTACTTTTCCTACAAAATCATCAATATGTTTATTTTTATTTATTTGAGAATTTTCATATTGATTTTTCGCATAAGTTAAATATTCACTATATACATATGGTACGATACCAATACCACCATTCGCTTGATCGGTTGATGATTTTTTAATATCATACCAATATATTAATGTTTTATATATAGCATTAATACTCATTCCTTCTTTTGAAACAAAATTTTTAATTTGAGTTTCAACTTTAGTTTTTGAATATCCTTCTCCTAATTTATATTGCATATATTCATGAATTTTATTTACAATATCTACACATTCTTTATGAGCATATCTGCGGCCAAGCTGAACAAATTCTGTGGTTTCTCTCTGAAAGGATTGGCCGCAATAAGGGCATTTAACAGGTGCTAATTTTGCCATTACACTCCTTTCATAGATATTTTTATTAATTTATTATAACATATATTTTTGTTTCTGTCAAATAAAAAAGCCGCTCTCCAAAGAGAACGGCTTGAAATAATTTGGCGGGGCAACTGGCATCCGACGCCAATACTCTTTTTAGAGTACGATCCGCTTAGCAGGCGGTCCTAACTCCCCGTTAGTTGTCTGCCCCGGAAGAGAGTGTGAGATTCGAACTCACGGAACCTTTCAGTTCGGCGGCTTTCTAGGCCGCTGCCTTCGACCGCTCAGCCAACTCTCTATATTTAATTAACTGCTTCTATTCCTTTTAAACTAAATGTAAAATTAATTCATACATCATTATTATCATCTCAATAATTTGCTACAATATAATTTAAAGGATGACTTGCATTATCCTTAGTATAAGCATAATTATTACCAGGATAACAATGATCAAATTTTAAATTATGATCTTTAAGGAAAACAATTGCTTCATCTATTGTTTTACAATGTTTTATTTGAGAAAGTTCTTTCCCAATATCCATGTGATAATTCATAATTAATTATCTTTCTCTAATTTAGATAAATAAGTGCCATCGACCAATTCTCTATTATTCAACAGTTACACTAATGTCTACTTTTGATCGCCCGTTAGTCCAAGTTGCATCAAAAGTAATTGCTCAATTTTCTTTATCCCAAGTATAACTAAGGCAACGTGGATTTAAATTATGCTGCTTAATAAAATCTATAATCTCTTCTTGAGTCTTACAGTTTTTAATTTGAGCTAATTCATTTCCAAGATTCATTTTATAGTCCATTACCTACCGCTTCCGTAAGATCGTCTACAATAAGTACAAGCTGTTCTACTTGATCACGAGACATTTCAGAAACTTTCTTACCCTTACCTAAATACTTGTCTGTAATAGCTACAATACGAGGAGCCCATGTTGTGCCAAATGCACCACCAGTAGCGTTTTGAATCTTATTAACAAGAGTATTAAATTGATTCATAAGATCGTCAAAATCAAGCTCTGGTTCTGCTATATGTGCCTGAGTAGGCGCATCAGTTACATATTTTCCGTTAAAATCTTTTGCTTGCCGATCGATTGCATCACCAATTGCATTAACGAGGTTATCATAACTAAACTCGATGCTATCAGGGGTGTATTTGAATCGAGAGCCAGCCACAAAACGAGGGGTACCGCGCATAAATAGAGTGGTATGCACAGTACCATCTTCCTCTTGGAAGGGATGTGCATAGCCAATAATATCACTCATGCGATCAACCACAAGACGAGGCTGATTTGCGAGAGTAGGAACAATTTGTTGATATTCATCACCATTTTCATCCTTAAAAGTTTTATCTTGGGCATGTGAAATCATTACAAGACCATATCCCATTTGAGGAATCCTACGAAGAGCTTCATCGAATTCTTTCT